CGAGATACCAACTTCTACCACCCCGCAATTTATCTTTTTCTGCCTTTATTCCGTTCAGAAACACATTTTTTACAATACCCACTTACTTTATTCCACCTTCCATTATTAACGTGAAATTCGTTTTTATTCTTTTCTTTTCCACAACAAGAACAAAATGAATTTCCTTCCGCAGCAACAACTCTTTTAAAAAATCCACCATGTCTCCTTTCAGGTAAATTACACCTGACGTGACTAAAAGCAATATTATTTATGTCAAAAAACAATTCCACTGGATTTTCAGAATGAAGCCAATTTTTTTTATGTTCAATACTTAATTCTGACACATCCAAAATTTCCTCACCACATTTAAAACAAATGTTTTCATTATATTTTTTCAATAAATGAAATAATATTTGTTTTCTTAATTTACCAGATGCAGTACCCAATGGCATACCTAACTGGATATCTTTAACTTTATTGCTCATTATTCTTCAATATTTAGCGATAAGGTTATTTTCAAAAAACTTCGTCCTAAAAACAGTGCAAATATAAAACGCTTTTTTTTAATACGCAAGCATTTCTTAAAAAAACGTAAAAAAATTTTCCTGACCTCTGGATTGATAAATACGTAGAAATTCGGAAAAAGTTACAATTTTTTATAAAAATTTTCACTCTTTTTTAATAACATGTTGATAATCACGTTTTTTTACAAGCATATCATTAACACTTTTATGCTTTCCTTGTGGCGCATCGGGGTCTGTTGCCAGAATTTGTTTCATTACCTCATCATCCCCTGCTGGTGGCACAAATTCTTGTTTTGGCTGTGGTTGAACCTCTTCAGTCGGAACAAGTTTCACCTCTGGTATTGTAATAACAGGTAACTTAGTCGTGGTATCACCACTGAAATCCAGCAAATCGTCATTTACAGCATCACTTACAGCATCACTTACAGCATCATTTACACCATCATCGAGAGTTTCGATATCGGCATTTTCATCGAGTTCAAGTAATCCAGCATTACTTGCTCCCTCAATAGCACCCTCAGTTGCTCCCTCATTATTATCTTCTGGGGCAGCATTGCTTCTCAATAACGAATTTATGTCCTCAGTATTTATTTTTTCAATTATTGCACCCTCATCATGTTGACTAATTGCAACATGTATTTCATTTATGGTATTGGCTTTCTTTTCCAGTTTTTCAACATCGGCTTCATCATAATGTTTAAGGTTCTTATAGTTTTTAGTGTAGACATATTTTGGGTCATCAATAATAATTTGCATAGTATCATTATTGAAAACACAGTCTTCGAATGCCTGTCCATCTTTTGCAAATCTGGCTTTAATAATTCTAATATTGGCAAAATTAGCTTCCTGTTGTGCAGGAGTCTTAGCTACACTCATAAAGAAGTGTGCTTTCTGTACCCTCTTAATACTACCACCAGTTTGATGTGCTTCCACGAATTCCGACCCAAATCCACTACGATTACTTTGAATCGCTGTCCATGCGGGAATATCGAAATCAGCAGCAAGTGCTTCAAATCCCTTAATGATTGTGAGTTCAGATTCAGTTCTATCTTGTCTCATCTTATGACTTTCCAAACAATCAAGGTAATCCAATACAAGTAAATCAAACTTAAATCCCCACTTTTTCTGATAACTAAGCATCCAATTCCTAACATCCTTCATTGTGGTATCTTCTTGACTAAATCTTTTGATGATAAGCCTACATTTACCTTCCATTTCTCTGGCTTTCGCATCAGCAATGTTGAAAACTCGTTCATTTTCTTCGTCTTCATTCAATCTACTTAATGCAGATTCTGCCCAGATTGTAAAGTGTTTACGTTTAATCTGGTCTTTGGTATCCTCGAAAATAATTTGAGCGACATTCTTTTCTTGTTCATATGCGGTGTTTGCAATGATTGTGAGGGCGGTAGTATTATGTGTTAAAATATAATCATTAGTTACATATAAATGGTCATCATTTTCAACATATATACATTGTGCTTCTTCCTTATGTGAATATTCAATATTCGAAATATACTTATTGTACTTATATTTTTCACGATAAACTACACGACTTTGTTTACGTTCTAATTGAAATAATTTAATTGTTTCATCTGAAAACGAAATTGTTAATGTATAACTTAATCTACCAGTTTTTGTCTCATTAAGATATTTATATTTCGGTAATTTTTCTTTTACTTTACAAAACCCACCCAAAGACAAAACTAGTTCTCTTACATTATTTTTTAGAGTTTCGGATGTTGTTGTGTATTGAACTCTTCCACTTTTCGAAGCATATCCATCAGTATCCATCAAACCCTGTAAGAGTGAAATCCTATTACTTATCGAATTATGTAAATATATGTCAGGAATATGTTTTTCGTATGAATGAACATTAAGTTTTAATTCTTTTATCTTTTGAAATAATTCATTTTTTCTACCTGCTTTACCCGTAATTGAAAATGATTGTGTATTAGATACCTGCTTTACCGATAAATCAATATAATTAGTTTCAATGATTCCATTAATCTTATTAATTATTCCATTATCAACTGAAGTAAATCTTGGAATATCTTGTGTTAAACTACCATCACCAATTAAAGCACCCAATAAATATGGGTCAATTGGTAGTGTTGTTTCATTAAATTCAATAGGTTTAATAATTGGTATTCTATAATTTAACTTCTTTTTTCCACCATGTGTTTTAACATAATCAGTCATTAACGCTTCAATTGTTAATGGTTTATATGTTAAATCTGGAACTTTAATATGTTTTCGTTTACCATTAATCCTTTTTGTTGTATTTGCTGTTCGTTGATTCAACGAATTAACTAACCAAATATGTTCTTTATCACACATTGTAGATGTGCCATCATTGAACTCTACCTTATATATATCTCTTTCACCTTGTGGATAAACAGCTAATACTTTTTGTGGTTTCCCATCACTACCAACCACTTCAGACCCAATATTAACATCTCCCATAGTAATCCAACCATTAGGTGTTAATATTTTAGATGTTAATGGTTGTGCTTTCCCAACACCACTCGGAGCTAGTATTACACCAATCTCACCTTTACCAAGCCCACCTTCAGTTAACTCATCGATAGTGCCAATACCTGTTGGAATGGTCTCTCTGAACTCCTTACGAAGTGCTTTCTCAATACCCTCAGTTAATGATTCACAATCATCTTCCTCTTCACCAATAAGTGCTATTTTCTGGAATGTTTCTTCAATTGCAGCAACAATAAATTTATTTTTTATACCACCATCCTTAACCTTCATCTGAATATGTTCAGATAATTTACGATATTCTTGTTGCTTAATGAAAAACTTAGCTGACTTCTGAACAGCATCACCATCATAATGCATTTGCTTATTAATAATTCGTTCATTCCACATCGTAATTCGTTTAATTACGGCAAATAACGATTCTTCTTCAATAACGTTATTCGGTGTCTTATAAGCATGAATTGCTTGATGAATACTCTGACTCTGGAGATTAGGAACTTTCTCAAACTCATGAAAATATTCCAACATAATAATGAACAACCTTTTCAAATTAGGGTCATCAAAATACTCAATAGCTAAATCAGGTAATATTTTTTCTGCAAATTCTGGCTCCACTAACAATTGCCAAATAAGGCGTTGTTGAAATTCTGGTCCTAGATATGCAGATAACGTGTTTTCCGTTTTTTCACTCATTTCAAGATATGCTGATATGGTGTTATTGCAGGTAGATTACCTGCAATAACGTAAATTAAAAAAGATTATATTAATTTCGTCTGAGTCTTCTCAGCATTTCTGCACGTTTAGCAGGATGAAGTTCTCTGATTTGATTAATCGAAAGTCCCCGGTAGTTGATTAAATCATAATCATCCCACATATTCCTAATGTCGTTTTTCTTGATTTTCGTTTCCATTAATTCTGCGATATCAGTCACGACTTCAACAATATCAACAGACACTAAAGCAATTGGATTAAACCCATCAACATAAAATTCACGCTCCACTATCGGATTTTGATTAATATATAATCCAATTTTACAAGGCACACCACGAATGGTCTTTTCCTCAATCTGTTGTGTAATTGATTCGGGATTATAATGCATTTCAGTCCGGTATTGCTCCAAATAACTATTAATCATACCCTGACGATAAGCAAATAAATCAATACTCTTTCCCTCACCAACTTCAGCAACCACATCATAACTCCGTCTCGATAACGTTTTCTGTATTCTTGTAATTGCACGTGGAAGTATATCTCTCACATCAATTGAATACCGGGTGAAAGGATTAAACTTATCAGCATCAAACATTGACTCACATAATAATGTTTCACCTTGATGAAGTGAAAACCTAAATATGTTACCATGCTCCTCCTTTTTCTCGTTCATTTTAATTATTTTTAAAAGTTAATATCAAATACAAATATACTTAAAATCTATCCTAAATGAAAGGATTTTTATTATTTTAAACCATGTTTTTTCTTAAATTCTGCAAGTAGTCGTTTCTCATATGATATGACAGTATAAAATGGTTCGACATATTGAGTGAGACCACTTCCATACACAGTCAAAAACTCATCAGCCTTCATTAAATAATGGAGATTTTTACTATTCCGGTCTTCATCAGAAAGTGGAATTTCTAGTTGTTCCAATGCTTCAATAGCTTCATCATTCAACATTGGTTCTCTGAGGTTAACCAATTGAAAATTCATTTTGAGTCTAGGCACACCATTTACAATATTCGAAAGCATCTTTAATGGTTTCTTATTATTCTGGACTCGAACCTCATTAATAACATCAGCCTTTTCACAGATTTCTCTAACACTATATGTTTTATATTTAAGTTCGGGAAAATGTTTTAATAAACCAGTTTCCTTAACACCACCAACACCCGCAACATTATCAGAAACATCACCACAAATAATCTTCATTATTAATGCATTACTATAATGATGATTGAAATGCATCATATAATTAGTCTTGGTTACTGGTTGATCAATATTTGAGAATATAATTGTGATATTTAAATCTAATAACTGTGCGAAGTCCCGGTCATTAGAATAAATGAAAATTTCCTCCTTATTATTATGGTCAAGACAATATTGCGCAATTAAATCATCAGCCTCAATATCATTAACTTCGATTTGTCTTAACCATAGTTCTTCAGCATATGCCTGAATCCTTTTACGTTGGTTTAGAATTGACTCATCTTTCGCTTCTTCCCTTCGGATTTCAGCATCACTCATCTCAATTCGCTTATGCCACTCCTTTGATTTACGATTGGCTTTATATGCCGGATCAATTCGATACCGATAAACACCCCCACCTTCACCATCCCAAACAAGTACTACCTTGTTGATCATGTGGTCTTTAATTAACTTACGGGTTGTGGTTAAAAACGAATATAACCCACCTATATGCCCAAAAGATTTAGTTTCAATATCTTTAGCTCCGTGAAACGAACGCTTCAATAAATAAGACCCGTCAATTAAGAGTGTTCTATTTTTCATTTGTTACTATAAAATTCATCTAACCAATTATTATTTAGTGATTTATCGTAAGCACCATTAGAATGTCTACTAAAACCACCCCTACTCTTATATTTTAATGCCTCAATTCTACAATTCTCCTTTGTCCAATAACCGCTCGGTTTTCTTTTCTTTGTTAACATATGAAAACATAATTCATCTAACCAACCATTTTTTTGTGCTGCACAATATGCAGCAGTAGAACCATACCTAAAATCCACTCTTCTTGCATATTTTATTGCTTCAATTTTACAAACATTAAAATTCCAATAACCATTTGGTTTATTTTTTTCCATATGTGCAGTACATTCGTCAAGCCAACCATTTCTTTGTGCTGCACTATATGCTGAAGCTGTATTTAATTTA